GATTTTTATTAATAACTTTTGCAATTTCTTGTCCATCAACTTTCTTAAGTTTTACATATACAGAAGCATTAACACCAGAGGATAAGGCTTCTTTAATATCAATTATTGCTGATGTTGTAGATGTAATGTTTACAGTGCGAGCATTGCCAATGCTAGCAACACTTGTTGCACCATATCCGTTAAGTGGTATTACTTGGCCTGATTTAAATGCTTTGAAAATGGTTTTATTTGAGAGTGCGGGACCCTTTCCAGGACCATATACTTTAACAGATGAATTAGATACTACCTGAGAAATAGTATATGTATTTGCATCGCCCTGCATTTTAATACTATCGCCTACATTATACTTAGTGGTAGCATTTGTCAAACCAGTAATAGTATTTGATTGCGAAGAACGAGTTACGGTAGTATCAAGAGCAGATGCACTATTTGCGGTAGCTTCAAGTACGACATGAAAGCTATCATTTTCTTGTGTATCATTAATTAAACCAAGTGAAAAAGGAAATTGTTCATCTGCTGATCCAGTTGTTACTGTCACTGTGCCGCCAGAAGCAATTGTTACTGAAAACTTCTTTATAAAACGATAGTCATTATCAATATTGCCATCTTCATCACGAATTGTTTTAATATTTTTTGCAGGAATTTCGAAAAGTGCGCGATTAAATTCGCTTTCTTTAATCACCGCAGAACCACTCTCAAGCACTGGATCTGCAAATCCATCAAATGAAGAGTTATTAAAGAAAATTGAGCGAACAAAACTAAACGAATTTGCAGTCATTGATACATCATAAAGATACATATTATATTCGCCATCGGCGGCGCCCTTTGATCCCGAAGCAAGTTCAAGCGCGCGAACTCTTGCTTCACCAATTTTTGTACCTCTAGGCGATAATGAAGAAAATGAATTATTAGCAATTGCATTCATTTTAACATTGTATAAATCAACACGATCATGCCCATTTAAATCCCACGTACCAACTACGTTATCAACAACTACATAGTTACCATAGTTAGAAGGAATAGAAATATCTTCTACAGAATTGAATTCAGTAGCCTTTTCAATAGGAACATGACCTGTTGTTAAGCTTTCATATTCATAACCTTTGACATATGCTTTACCAGGAGCAATGTCAACAGATAAGAAACTTGTATTACCACCATTTGCGGCAGTAAATACACCACCATTATTTGCAGAATTCAGATGCTCACGGACTCGCGTAGTGAGTCCATTAACAATGTAATCACCAGATTCATCATATGTACGGCGAGCAATATATTCATCAATAACACTGTATTCTGGTTTGTCTCCTTTAAATTCTAAAAGTCCGTTCTTAATACGCACACGTTCGGTAAAATTAGTAGTTGATGTATCTGAAATTAGTTTTTTAGTAATAACTCCCTCTAGCTTTAATCGATCTGCTCCAGGGGCTGCATAGTTATATGCTCCTTGTGCAGGGTCTTCAAGTGTTGAATCATCATCAGCACTAACAATTGTTTCAGTTACAGTATATCCTACACGAAAACTTGCATTAGCATTATATCTACCAATTATTGTATTAGAAGCGTCAACACGTATGAAGTGATCTTTTGCAAAAATAATGCCCTTGCCAAATGATATACGTGAAGCGGTGCCAACCACATTTGTTGTTTGTACACCTTCAGTACATACGTTTGCAGTATTACCACTAGTTGATGTAAGTTTTTCACCGCTTTGAAATGCTTGTACTGTGCCATTAGCACCAGAACCAGAGTAACGAATATAAAGTGTTTTTGTATTAGGACTATTTGCTTCTGAGCCAGTAAGTGAATCAATAACAAATGCAGTTGCGCCAGTTGTTACACCAGTAATAGTTTGATTGACAAAACTATTAGCTGTAACAGTATTTCCCTCAAAATCAGAATCACGAATCTTTACATAGTTAATAATACCATCATAATTAATTTCACAACCTTCAACAATTGAGCCTTCTTTAAAAATATGAGAAGCAAATCTATCAACTTGATTTTGCAAAATAGACTGCATTTGTGTAAGTTCACGCGCCTGCACTGCAAATCCTGGACGAAACAAAATTCTATGAAAATTCTTCGATTCGTTAAAATCGTCATAATAAGGATCCACATTAAAATCAGTAGATAGTGTTACATTATTTGCTGTCATCAATAATTTCCTTAATTAATCATATTTTCTATATTTATGACAAATTGTTAAAATTTTACTATAAGTTTGATTGTTTCCGTTTGATCATCATCTCTTTCTATAGCGGTATGATTTTTGATGTATAATACATCACCAAAACCTGCTTTTAGAGGCCTTCCCGCGATGGAAGATATTGAACCCGTAATACTACTAGATAATCCAGTTACAATTTCACCAGAAGTAAAAGAACCATTGGCATACGCATCTGTTAAGTAAACGTGACCAGCTGTATTAGATGAATTTGTATTTGAAAAATATACTAATTTTCCACTTGCTTCTGAATTGTTTCCACGAATTGTTTCATCAAAAGTAAATAATCCATCACCGGTTACAGAACTAAGTGTTAATCTTGTAGTTTGATCTATAGATGTTGCTGTTGCAATGGCATCATTTGCAGATAACACAGGATCTCTTAATATACCAAATACACGAAAATCATTAACAACAGGAAATGTGTTTGATACAGAACCTATTGTATCAACACTTAAGATAATATTATTAGCATTTAATTCATAGAGTGCGTTAGATCCATGGCCGCCGGGAGGAGCAATAAATGCGATTGCAGTTGCGCTAGAACCACTATTCGCAGTAATAGTTATATTTGCTGTAGTATATTCACTACCAACTGAAATCATATTAATGTAATTAATCGCACCAGAAGATACATTTGAGTAAGCAATTGCACCACTTCCATCGCCAGTAATTTTAACTAATGGACTTACAAGATATGTGGAAGAAGTATTTGGAGAAACGCCGAATGCTGTTTTAATAGTAGCAGATTTTGTAGAACCTACATAATTAACAATTTCTCGTACTTGACCTGATCCTAATCCAGAAGAAATATATAATCCAGATTTGTTATATGTGTCATCTGTACCAGAGGCGCCTGCGGCCAATACAATGACTGTACTATTTGATACGGCGCCTACTGTTCCTGAATTAGTAATATAGTTATTTCCACCGGTTACTACATCGATGACATTGATAGTACCTTCAACCGCAGCTTGTTGAACATCGAATTGTGCAGAACCATCATCGGTTGTTATGATTTTTACTGGAATCCAATCTGCTGTTAAAAATTTATTAGCAGTACCACTATCAACAGTATACATATACTTCCAATGATAACCATCAGCAGTAACCAATACAGAAGTGCCAGTTCCTGATGGCATTACGGTTGATGTAGCGCCTTTATTATTAAATAAACATTTATAAACGTTATTTGCATTGTTAATTACATAAAAGGTATTTGCAGAAGCAGGAGTATTAAATAAATTTTCATTAGAAATATTGTATTCACGATATTTTTTACCATTAGTCCAAGTATAACGTGGAACTGCAAATAATACATCTGCTGACTGAATTCTCTTTAATGCTATCATATCTCTCCAAACGTCATAATCAGTAACTTGGATAGATTTAACAATTGCAGGAGGACTTGCTTCATCAGGCCAAGGTGATATTCTAGAAATGAAGATATACATACTACTTGCAGCAGCTTCTGAAAAAGCTTCCTTAAACTGCTCCGCGTTATATATTCCTAATTTTCTAGATACATAACTTGTCATTTGTAATGATAAAATCCTAAGTTAGTGGTTAATTTTGTATATTACATTATTTATAATGCATTTTAAGCTGTAGTTAAGCTGTCAAAAATTATATTACTAGTATTGGATGAGTCAACTTCATTTATTATATTAACTCTTCCGAACATCTTTGTGCCAGTTGGATGTAGTATTGATTTTACAAGTTTACGATATGCTTTAATAAATTCCGAGGATCCAATCTCATAAGAAAATTCCTGATAATAATAATTATCTTGAAGTTTATTGTTCCATGACAAAAAGCCTTTTGTATCAATATACTTACCAGTAAGATTA